CGTCTGCGTGCCTCCAGCGCCTTGCTGGCTGCCAAATATGCCAATACCGCCGTAGCCGCCAAAGCCGCCCGTAGAGATCATTTCGTCTAGGGCGTAGGTTCCGGCGTAGACAACAGATTGAGTGCCAGCGCCGCCCACAGCGTCGCCTACAGTGCCGCCTCTACCGGCAGCACCGACAGTGTACAGAATAGTTTTAAGGGCATCTGGCGCGGTTAACACAATGACTCGTTTAGCGTAGGCACCGCCGCCGCCACCGCCACCGGGGTTCTCTTGCGGCTCGTACAAGAACTCGCCAAATATCTGGGTGACAGTACCGTAGCCACCGCCACCGCCCGCACCCCATACCTCGATGGTGACGCCCGTGGCTCCCGTGGGAATCGTGACGCTACCCGACCCAGACGAGAAGTCAAATACACCGGCACCGGCTCCCCCCGTCGTGCCTGCAATCGCCGCTGCTAAGGTAGCGCCGCCCATTAGGACAATCCCGCTCCGCTGATTAGCCAAGACGTGCTGCCAATCTTGACGCAGGTAGCCAGACCGTTACGAGCCAAAGTGCGCGTGCCGGTCGTGGTGCTGTTCGCCAGAGTCAGCGTGTCGGTCGTAATGCTGATTGAAAGCGCCGTTGTGTTGACGTTGACGATAATGATTACGGTGCCTACCGGAAACGCGACGGCAGAGTTGGCCGGAATGGTCAGCGTCAGGCTGGTGCCATTCATCAGAATCGACTTACCGCGATCTGCCAGCACTAACTGGTAGTTAGCCGTCTTAGATACCTGCGGTGCTTCTCGATAGCCCACAGCATAGTTGGCGCTAACCGAGTCGTTGTCCGGTATTAGCGGCGTGCCGGTAAACGTGGGCGAGGCAATCGGCGCATAGGTCGCTGCCGCAGCCGTCGTCGTTAAGGCGTTGGTAATGCCATACCCGGCTACCGTCGTCGGCGTGCCGGTAATTGTGGACCATGCGACAGTCTCCGTAGAGATGTCGTTGATGCCAGCAATGTCGTCGTACTCGCCAATCTGGATGTCGCACGAATCGGTCAGCACAAAGCGGTATTTAACGCCTTCGGCCAGCCACATGTCCTCGGGCAACCGTCCGCCAGAGTCAAGGATGATGGGGTTAGGGTTAGCCGTCGTGCCGCTAATGGACGTGTAGGTCGCCAGCGGGGTTGTGGTGCCAGCGGCGTAGGTATAGATCTTTCCGCCCGACAGCACAGAGCCGTCGTCGGTAAAGAACTGCGCCCCGGCTCCCGCGAAGGGTGAAAGGTAAACGGTCATACGTACACCTGCATAACAGTCAAAATGATTGAAGGAATAGCCGGGACTGGAGGAGCGGCGGCAAATTGCTGCAACTGCACGTCCAGCGCATCCACGGAAAAGTACAACTGAAAGTAATCGCCGTTAGACAACGGCAAGAAAAAGTTAGCGGCAGAGAAGATTTCGGCGTTGTTGCCTTGAATCTGAATCAGTGACGCAGAGTTGGCTACGTTAGTGCCGTTGATAGCAGGCCAAATATACAGTCGCCCCGTACCGCCCGAAGTCTTGTCTACCTGAATAGAAAACTGGACATTGTAGATAGCGGGTCGAGTAACTTTAATCTTGCTGCTATCGGCTGGGTCGCGGTAAACGCCATAGGCAGGGTCGGCGTTGTTGTACGTGATGGCTTTCGCAGTATTGATAACCGTTGCCGCTTGAGTCTGCGTTGAGAAAAACGAACCGTAGTTGATAAGACCCGGCTCAAACCGAGGCGGACCTTTTTGTAGATCGTCTATCTGGCCCTTTACAACCGCCATCTCGTCCTCGACGTTAGCCGCCAGCGAAGGCGTCAACTCAAGGTCAGAGATGGTGGTCTGCGTAGTGCCGCCACCCGTCAACTGGTACTGGTTGTTTAAGAACCGGAACCACTCACGCGAAATCAGCCCAGTGCGCTCGTCGATAAACGGCACACGCGGGGCAGGGATTTGCGTGATATTTACGGTCACGATGCAGTACCGCTCAGTTGCAGTTCGGCGCCCATGATGGCGACCTTAACGGGATCGGTGCCGCTAATTTCGTACACGCGATCACGCAACTTTAAGGTCATGCCAAGGCGACGAAAAATAGCGCGAGTGCCGTACTGGCCTGTGCGACCCATAGAGACTTGACGTTCGCCGTTCCAAGTGTGACCGCCGTCATCAGACCAGCGCAGCATCAACTGCGGGTTAGCGCCAACGACAGGCGTTGTTTCAACCGCAAGGCTCAAGCCATCGTCCTGCACAACCCCTAGTATGTTGTTGCAGGTCTGAGTCTCAATATCTTGTGGTACGTTGGTTCCAAGGTTGGCGTTAAGCGACGGTGCGCCAGTCTCAGTGTTAATGATGACCTGCGTTTCAGTCGTGATCTCTGTAGCCGGGTCAAACGCATCTACGCCCGGCAAGCCAACGCCTGTTTCGCAGTCAATCTGTAGCGAGTGGTGGGCAGTGCGCTTGAGGTCATTACCGCCGGTTGGCAACGCACGCCATGACCGTAGCCACTTTTGCGTAGCGCCAGCGTCGGAGTACATGTCCAAATCGAACGCATACAAACGACCGTTCTGGTAATCGCCGATGATTGGCTCGCCGTTGAAACGAGCATGGGAGTTGCCACGGTGACGCTTGAAGTCGCCGTTGCGGAAACCAGCACGCTCATGCCACGAGCCTGTCGCTGCGTCAAACACCCACGTCGTGTCAGCGTTGGTAAAGTTCAGCACGTAGAACGTGTGACCGTCCTGCTGATACGTGTAGCCCACTGCGTCGGCAAGGTTCCCGTAACTTTGAATGGCAAACTCAACCGCGTGCGTTGAGATACGAACGCCGGTATAACCGTTGGCACGGTATACAACGCCCTGACCCCGCGGGTCTGCGCCGAGCCAGAAGACGGAGTTGTCCATCTTGGCGACCGAGTACGGCGCAATACAGCCGATCTCGTTATAGGCGCCTTGGATACGGGTGAGCGGAAAATCGGCATCGCCGGAGTTGTACCAGACCTCCACGGAGTTCGTGCCAAACAGCCACGCCTCTCGATGGTCAATGATCAGGGATACTAGCCCGTCTGGTGAACCCTCAGCGCTTGCAAAATCCAAGGGGTCAATCGACAAGCCATCCAATAGGCTTGTGACCCAGACGCGTTGCGAGTTCGGCTCGTTGAATACAAAGTAACCGTCAAGATAACCAACCGTTACCGCACCCGGAAAGTCGGGGTCAGTAATCTGGGCAAACGTGTCGGTTGCCGTGTTAAAGATGTAGCCGTCAGGGTTGGCCGCAATAAAGATTTGCGTGCCGTTGTCCGCCATAGATACCGGGCCTGTGCCTGAGACAAACCCAACGACGCTGGAAGCGGCGTCTTCTAGCAAAATGCTGCTGTCATCCTCTAGCAGCACCAGCGAGTCGTCTTCCAGCAACAACTGGTTTAGCGCAGCAGGCGCGTAGTTTGAGTCTAACTTGTAGAACTCGTTACCGGAAACAACGTATAGGTAATTACCAAGCGACCACAACCCACGGATAGGGCCAGTGCCAATCGTGGCCTGTAAAGCCAAGCCGGGGCAGCGTTGCAGGTAGGCAGGCTCCTTGCCACCCTCGGCAATAACCTCTGGATAAAGATTGACCATCCGGTTGTCGGCTGCATTGACCGACCGGATTACATACGACGACCCGAGGATCGGCGTCTTCATTAGAAGTTGCCCGTAAAGATGTTAAAGCGCGGTCGGTTGACGAGCAGTGCCGCTGGCATTGCCATCAGGTCATCCGGGTTATTGATGCGCTTCAAGTCGCGCTTGCTAGTCATAGCAATGCGCTGTACCTGCGGAGAGGGTTCAACCCCAAACTCCGCTGCAAGTTCACAGGCCAAGTTAAATCGGAAAGCCCGCAGGTATCCCGGCGGGAACGCCAAGTTAGTGTCTAGCGCGGCAGGAGTTGCCAGCGGTCGCACCGACACAAAGTGGAACTCCAGCACCTTGGTCGGCACCGGATAAATATAAATTTCCACGTCGGGGTAGGTCATATTGACCCACATCAACTGCGGATACGTAGAGGTTACCGTCTTAACTGCAATACTGTTGTACTGCTGGTTATTGATCAGTTTGATGCCATACGACACGTTGGTCGAGGCGTCACGGAAATAGGTGGCGTCGTCCATCAGGATGGGACGCTCGGCTACAAACGTGCCGGTCGGTCCCATCGTAATGGTGCGGACGTTAGGCAGCCAGTTATAAACCTGATCTTGGGTCGAGTAGACCGCCAGACGCTCGGTACTCCACGAGTCGAGCATCTGGTTCAAAGCGGTGAGGGCATCCTGCGACGTGGCCGCAGAGGGGACTTCGCCCTCGGCCAACTGCCCGATCAGCCGCAACGCGCCGTTGATTTGATCGGCAGCAGTTGTAGCCATGATTTACTCCTTACGGCGGCGACGCGTTCTCAACGCATTATGCTGAGAATCCCCCAGCGCCGCCACATCTGACGACGCCGAGGGTTCAGACTCATCAGGATTGGAGGGGTCAAACTCCTCCCATCCTTGTTCCATATCTTCCCTCGCTTCCATCCACGAGATAGCAATCTTTTCCCCATGTCTGGGGTGGCGAAGGTAGATATTGGACATATTACGAGACGCTGAAGTTGAGCATGTAGACCGGGAACGTGACAGTGTTGGCAAGCGTGCCCGTTGCCGCAGCGCGGATACGGAGACGATCACCGGCTGCCACCACCAAGTTGGCTGCCGTGCCGTTCAGCGACAATACGCGCTGGGCATTAGCAGTCAAAGCGGTGCCACCCGTTGACTTGGTGGTGTTGGCATCGGTCGCCGCCAGCATCGCTGCGGTGCCCGACCCAGACGTACCAAGGTTGGTGATAGTAAACGTAATGTAGTTAGTATCGCTTGCAGCCAGCGCATCAACGCCTGAGAACCACGCAGCCGACAAAACGCCCGACACCGGAGCCATAACGAACACGTCGCTGTTGCCCGTTGTCGTAATCGTTGCGCCCTGCTGCGCTGCGCTAAACCCGCTACGCACGTTGGAATTAACGAGCGTGGCCGAGTCAAGCGAGCCGTTGATAATCGCCTGATCCGCAAAAGCAACACCAATCGCCTGTGTATTAGGCATATCAATACCCCTTTAGGTGGTGCCCCCGGCGAGTTGCCCCGCCGAGGGCGTTGCCATTACGAAATGCGGTAGCAAGTCCAAGTGCCAGAGCCAGTCTTGCGCGCGCGGAAGTGGCCGGACGAAGCCGCCGAAACCGCACCCGCACCGACCAACGTCCAACCCGTGCCGACAGCAACGGTGATTGCATCCGAACCCGACGCATCAATGTTGATGACGAAGAAGTCGAACGCAGAGTCGTTCTTTTCGCTCATCGACGGGTAGGCGGCCTCAAGGAGAGCCACCGTCGGCAGCGTCAAGTTGCCAGCCGTACCGTTGAAAGTGAAAAGACCCGCGACCAGTTCAGCAGGGGACGCCGTAGCGGCTGCCGTCAAAGCAAGCGGGGCAACCTGTGGGAAAAACAACGGCTCGCCATTGTTGCCGTCGCCAACCTGATAACCACCAGAACCATTAGGAAGTGCCATTTTAGTTACTCCTTAAATTTAACCATTAGCCCCAGAGGCGGACAGCCATCTGCGGACGGATCACCGAGTAGCCATACAGCACGTCGATACGGCACGGCATACGGTCGTTGTTGATGTCGTACTGACGAACAACGCGCATGGAGACACCGTTGTGGACCTGACGCGAAGCCATGTCAACGCCCTGCGGGAGCAGGAGGTCAGCCGTGGCAAACGCAATCGCGTCGCGGTGGTACACGAGGTTCTGCGGGTACTGCGTTGAAGCGCCACCCAAGAACGTCACAGCCGCGCCAGCCTGCGGGAACGAGTCCACCGTGGCAAGAGCGTTGCCAGAGGTGTAGATCGCCGGAGCAATCTTCACAGCAGCATACGCGCCACCTGCGGCAGCCACGTCTTCCGTCACCACGAACTGCTGGAGCGAGCCAGTCGATTCGCGGGTCTGCGGGTTGACAGCAAACACGTTCGCAATCGTGAACACGTCGCCCTTCCGCATGGTCTGCGTGCCAGTGCCGGTGATGGCAATGGTCGAAGTCCCCTGAGCGGTGACGGTCGTGGTCACGGTGTGGGCGCCCGTGCGGGTGCCGGTCGTGAACTGTTTGATCGACTGCGACATGGCAAGTTCGTCGTAACCGAGGATGCCTTCGCCCATCAAGCCGCTCTTGAACTGCTTGCTGATCGTGGACACCGGGTTGAACAAGCCCTTCATGCCTTCCACGAGCGCGGCGTTAGCAGCCGGGTTCACGGTGGCGTAGCGGGGCGACATGCCAGCGGCGGCTTCGTTCAACTTCTGCTGCGCCTGCAACAGAACGAGCGAGGTGCCCGGAGTCGTGCCCGGAGTACCAACCGACTGGTAGATGTTGTTGAACGAGTTAGCAACGTCAGCGTCGATGCTGGAGGCCAACTGGCTGATACGCGGCTTCAGCACGCGCTCGGCAAAGTCGTCCAACTGCATCGTCATTTCGGCGGTCGTGAAGTTGACGCCGATGTGCTTCTGCGAAGCAACCGTCAAGGTCGTGAACTGCTCGTTGTCGTCCTGAACTTGCAGGGCGGCACCGTCGGTCACAAGAGCGCGGTCCGGCAGACGGATACGCAGCGTGGTGCCGATCTTGGCGCCTTCGACAGCGTACGAGTCGTCGTACTGGCGGTTAACGTTGCGGGTGATTACAAGGTTGTTCTCAAGAATTTCGAGAGCCTTTCTCGTAATCATATCAATTGTAAGAAGTGTATTAGCCACGAAAGTGTCTCCAAAAAGATGTTAGCGGTTACGCGCTTCCCACTGCTTAATCTGTCGCTGACGCTCGCGCTCGATCCACTCTGACGCACTCATGGCCGCAATAGACCGTGGGTCTGTCGTGTCGTAGACCGGAGCGCCAGTGCCTTTTGCCGTGACAGGCTTAATAGGCGGGGGCGCACTGGTAGTCTTCTTAACCGGGGCAGGACTGTCGGCCATTTTGGCCTCAATCTTCCCGATTTCCTTAGCCTGAAGGAACTGCGGTAAGCGGGAAATGCGCTCGGCTTCCTTCGGATTAGACCCCAGAAAGTAGGCTATATCTGGCCCCAATTCTGACGCCTGAATCGTCTGTGCCATCACAGTCGTGATCGGCAGCGAGTTGTTGTACGCGACTTGCTCGAAGTCGTCGTACTTGTCACGCGCCGCTTCTTCACGCTCGTGATACGCCTCTAGGAGAGCCATCTGCTCCCGCTCTGCTTCGCGTCGGGCGAGGAGTTCCGTTGCTTTGCGTTCGGCCA